AGGTGCAAAATCCATATCACCTGCTAACTCTCTTGCGGCTGCTAATACTGCTTGTGGAGTAGGTTGTAATCTTTTTTCTTCTACATCCCGGCGTAGTTTCATAATAAGAGATTGTGCATCATATCCTAAATCTCTAACGCCCTCCGCCACACCTAGTTTCTTATCTCTCTTTACAGCATCACTGTATGTTTTCAATACACCAGGATTCTTTTTAACAAGTTTGTTTAACTCTTTGCCACTTTCAATATCTTTTGACTTTTGAACATCTTTGGCATATTTTTTAGTCAAGTCAGGTCTTGCCTTCAACAAATCTCTTAGCATTTTATCATATTCATCTTCTTCTAATGTATCTTCTGCCACACCTTGCTCTGATTCTTCACCGGGCATGTCGCCAGCTTTAGCAACGAATTGCTGAGGTGTCATAATTTGGATACCCTCTGGGGCTCCTGCTAATTTTGGCTCTGCGCCTTCCATTAAATGTTTGATTTTCATGCTGGTTTCCGTAAAATTTGACAATAAATACGACTTATTGTATACTATCTAATATTTATCATTCTGGACTTCTTATGCACTCTTTCGACATTACTACTAAACGCATCGGCTTTGCTTGCAAATGGGCTGAAATCAACAAGAAAGGCGAGATTGCCAGCACAGAGGGCCTCAATACAGGCGGCACTACAATGGCTTGGGCAAAGCGCAACAATCGTTCTAAGGTTGAGGAAAAAATCATTGATGTTGCAAAAACCAACATTCTCAACACACACGCACTAGTCAAAAAGGTAGCTACTCTACCCGAACCACTACGTATGTTGCGTATCACTAGTGACATGTTCAGTTTTTATACACATGAGGACTATACTGACTTTTGGCAACGACCCGACATTCAATCAAGTCTTGAACGTTGGATGGCACCCATCGGCGAGACTGCACGACAAAACAATGTTCGTCTTAGCTTTCACCCTGACCAATTCGTAGTTCTTGCAAGTGATCGTCCTGATGTAGTAACTAAGAGTATCGAGGAGTTCGAATACCACGCTACTATGGCTCGCTTTATGGGCTATGGCAAGACGTTTCAGGACATGAAGATCAACGTTCACATCAGTGGTCGTCAAGGTCCCGAAGGTATTCGTAAGGCATATCAGCGTCTGTCTCCCGAAGCACGTAACTGTATCACTATCGAGAACGAAGAAAATGCCTGGGGACTTGACGATTGCCTTACTCTATCTGATCTGCTTCCAATTGTTTTGGACATTCATCATCATTGGTGCAGAGAGGGAGAATACCTGGCAGTCACCGAAGAGCGGGTTCAGTCTGTTATTAATAGCTGGCGCGGTATTCGCCCTACTCTACATTATAGTGTGTCACGTGAAGATATCCTTGTTGGTCATTGCAGTAATACTTTACCATGCCGCAACAGCTTAATTGCTGAAGGTACTAATAAGCAAAAGCTACGTGCCCATAGTGACTATTACTGGAATCATGCAGTAAATAAATGGGCAATGACTTTCAATGATAAATTCGATATGATGTGCGAATCTAAGGCTAAGAATTTAGCTAGTTTCAAACTATATGAGGAATATGTGAATGTTTGATAAATTAAAAAATATGTTTAAGAAGGAGGAGGTCAAGCCTGAACCTCTTCCACAACCTGAGGCAAAGAAAGAAAAGAAACCACGTAAACCACGTGTGAAAAAGGAAGCTTCAACTATCAGCGAAAAGGAACGTGCTACCAAAGCAGGTGAACCTTATATCTCTATTGTACGCATGGACATTGACCCAAACGATGTAAATAACGGGTCATTTGAACTTGATTGGAATAGTAAATTCGTTGCTAACTTGGCACGTGCAGGATTTCAAATGAAACCAAATGAACCTGAGTCTGACATTGTGGATCGATGGTTTCAAACGGTATGCCGCAATGTCGCACTAGAAGTATATGAGCAACAACAAGCAGATCCAACTAACCGTGACATGCGTAACGTAGTAACACGTGACTTAGGAAATGGGCGAACCGAGGTCAGTTAAGGTTGCAGATAATTCATTTTAGTGTATAATAGAAGTCTTGTTGAGCATAGTGTTCAACAAGATTTTTTTTAAAGGAAACAAAAATGGCAAAATTATCGCCTACTCAAAAATCCTTTCCGTGGACTGATGTTCCGAAAGGTCAAGTGATTGATATCACAAAGATCAAGAATGCTCTTGATAGCAAACGACTCAAAACAGCAAAGCCAAAGACATTGGCACAATCTGTTGCTGAACTTGAGAAGAATCCAATCATCATAAACATGTTGGATGACTTGAAAAAGAAGAAGAGGAAGTTTGATCCAAATAAGATCGGCACTGTCAAGAAACAAAAAATTGGTCGAGCAACCATTTTAGAAGAAACTCAACGTTTGGTCATCGTTAAGCACATTGCTGACATTGGTGCAAACTGCCAAGAAGAACTATTAAGTCCTGCATTTGCTACTATCAGTGCAGATGGCAAAACAAACCCATTGTTTGATACACAACACGGGATGAACCTTGTTGGTTTGTTCGCAAAGCATGGTCTTTGGCAAGGTGTTGACCCTGCTAAGTGGGAAGACTTTGAATTCCCGTTCTTTGTAATTAACAACAGTGATGTTGCCTTTGCTAACGAGGCTGCATATCACCGCAACGGTAAAGGTCAGAAAAAGTGGACAGCATTCGACTTCCACCGAATCAAAGTTGCAGGTGTTCGTCAGCATGGCTCTAAAGAAAAAGACTATGTTGATGCTGAAAAGCGCCAAAAAATTTGTGAAAAGAATGAAGCTATCCCCGTACCCGCAAGCGATAACGCACAGAAAGGTAAGGCAGGCACATTAGATCGCATCGATGCAGTTTACAACTGGAGTCATAAAACATTAGACTTTATTCTTGCTACACACAAGAAATATTGGCATGGTACAAAGATCGACAGCGCCGCTTTTGGTTTGTATGGTCACTTATATGACAACTTGAAAAAGAATAACATCCCAATGTCAGGTAAAGACTGGGACGAATTCTTAGACAACTTCCATGCAATCATCAAAAAGTGTTTCACTGATTTGGGTACTCTGCGTACAGAAACAGAAAACGCACATGTGGCATGGCATAGCATTGCTTATCCCAATGTCCCGAATCACAAACTGAAATCTACTAACTGTGCTTTGGCTATTGTGTTGAAAATCTATCAACGGTTGGATACTACTAACAGCATCTACATCACTAACGATGTGAATGACTTCACATATGTCAACGAGGACATCTATGATTACCTCGATCCAGTAGACGTTCTTGAGGCTGTGAAGAATGCCTAAACTTAAACTACCCAAGAAGTGCGGGTGGTTTTATATTCTCCGTTTACGCCATAACAACATTTTGGGGTTTGGCATAACGGAGAATCAGAACATCAAAAACTACCTAATCAAACGATACATCAACCCAGGTGCAAACAAAGGTCAAGTATTTGACTATTTGTACTATGGAAAAATGTCACAGATTCGTGCATTGGAAAATCATATCAAGCACGAATGGGGTGAACATCTATTAATCATTCACAATGATAAGTTAGAATGGTTTGCGCCTAGCGCAAATATTACCGACAAACAAACAATAGAGTTTATTGAAGCAAGATGCAAGAATAACTACCCTGAAATTTACAAGGTTAAAGAGGAATTCTTGCCATTCTCTGCTGATAACACTTTCGAAAAGATTCGAGAAAATCCAGACATGTTCTTAGAGGTAATCAAATGAGTGAAATGGTATCTGTAAACACTTTTAAACCCGTATTCTTGCAAGACTTGGTTAACTACCTTTATGAAGATGAGAATGAATTAGTCCAAGAATTCAAAGTAAGGGAATTACTTGAGGTTGATGTTAACAAAGGATTCTTTTGGGAAAAGGTCCTTGCAAAAGCAATGCCACATACTACAAGGCTCAAGGCAAATGCCTGGCACATGGATTATGCCGATGGTTCTGATGCCAAGTTTGCTGTGGCAGGTAGATATGCCTCAGGACCCTTGGTTGCAACTATCCACACTTACAACAAGATTGGCCCATTGCGTGTCTGTATTTGCGTAAAGGGACAACATCGCCATAAAGTATACTTTATGCTTATTCCATACTCTTACCATAGCAAATTGAATCCGAATTCACCCATCAAAGTGACTATCAGCAACTTTATGCCCTACGGTGAGGTTTGGAATCGATTTCGTTGTTCTTGGGAAGAAGTTACCAAACAGATTTGACAAGTAATCTAAATAGTAGTATACTTAACGAAACTTGTCTAACTATATATAGATCCCACACATGAAATACGCACTCATCGACACTGCTAACACTTTCTTCCGTGCCCGTCACGTTGCATCACGTAACAGTGACCCATGGGAGAAGGTGGGGATGGCACTTCACCTTACACTAGCGTCGGTCAATCAAGTGGTTCGCAACCATAAAATTGACCACGTTGTATTCTGCTTAGAAGGTAGGTCGTTTCGCAAAGACTTGTATGAGCCGTACAAGAAAAATCGTATTGTCAATACACTCAGTCAAACTGAGGAAGAGGTTGAAGAAAATGCCCTCTTCTGGGACACCTACGATAAATTCACAACCTTTCTGAAAGAAAAGACCAACGTTAGCGTATTACGTCATGAAAATGCCGAGGCAGATGACTTGATTGCACGTTTCATTCACCTACATCCCAATGACACGCATTATATTATTTCTACTGATTCCGATTATGTTCAGCTTATTAGTGAGAACGTGCTCCAATACAATGGTGTCACAAATGAACTTGTTACCATCAACGGATACTTCAAAGATAACGGCAAGCCGGTACTAGACAAAGAGAAAAAGCCCAAACTTCTTGAGGATACACCCGACTATCTACTATTCAAGAAAATTATTCGAGGTGATGCGGGAGACAACGTTTTCACAGCATATCCCCGTGCTCCCGAAAAAGGTAGTAAAAATCGTGTAGGCATTCGTGAGGCATACGAAGATCGTAATAATCAAGGCTTCAAATGGAATAACTTCATGTTGCAACGCTGGCTCGATCACAATGGTGAAGAGCAACGTGTGCGTGAATGCTATGAACGCAATAAAATGTTAATTGACTTGACTGCACAACCGCAGGAAATCAAAGATAAGGTAGATCAACGTATTAAGGAATCTGTACGAGTAACTACTACTCCACAAGTTGGTGTACACTTTATGAAATTCTGTGGTAAGTATGAACTTGAAAAAATATCCCAAAATGCTGAAACTTATGCTAAGTGGCTTAATACACCGTATCAAGGGAACATACATGAATCTCTTGTTTGAGAAGCAATTGAAAAAATGAAAAAGATTTATTACATCAAAGAAGGACGAAAGTATGTTCCAGTTGCAGAATATGACAACGAACTTTTGGATAGCTTTCCA